GAGCCACCGGATGTGGCCCGATGACCCCCACCGACGACATCCCGACGTTGCTGGAGAGAGCGATCCACGAGGCTGACTGTGGGGTCGGCAAGCCGTTCACCAAGCCCGAGCACACGTCCGCCCACGAGCGGTACGCCACCGCCATCCTCGCCACCCCATCCGGCAAGGCCATCCTCGACCGCCTCGCCCGCGACGCAGCGGGCCCGCCCCCGTGCCCCGAGTGCGGCTACGCCTACGGCACCCACCACCCCCAGTGCCCAGCGAGGAAGCCCGTATGACCCGCCTGTTCCACGTGTTCGGCCACCGCTGGCACTACCGAGGGCTGCGCGTGTGCCCGGGCTGCCAGCGCCAGCACCGGGTGTACGCGTGCCGCCTGCCCGGGTGCGACGCGCTCCGCGAGCGACGCCGATGAGTGACGTCATCGCCTTCGAGGTGGTCGGGCAGCCCGTGCCGCAGGGGTCATTGAGATCGCTCGTGACCCCACAGGGCAAGGTCAACTCGATGAGTGACCCCAAGCTCGCCCGCTACCGCGCGGACATCCGGGCCATCGCGCTCGACGTCATGCGTGAGCGCACGCTCATGGCATGGGCGGTGCGCATGGACATCTCGTTCGTGCTGTCCCGCCCCGCTTACCACTTCCATCCCGTCAACTCCAAACGAACAGAACCCGAGGTGAAGCCCGGCGCTTCGGCGTTCCCCTTCGGTCCACCCGACCTCGACAAGCTGTGTCGGTCGGTGTTGGACGCACTGACCGGGATCGTGTACGCCGACGACGCGCAGGTCATCAGCCTGCACGGGCGCAAGGACTGGAGCGATGAGCCCGCGTTCGGTGGGCTCACGCACATCACCATCACAGGAGGCAACGGACCATGACAGCCCCGTTCACCATCGAGAACGACCGACCCATCCCCAAGGGCGGACAGGTGCCCCTGCTCAAGCACGCCTGCATGGCGTGGTTACAGAGGAACCGTGCGATGAACGGTCGCATCCTCGGTGACTCGTACAACATCGCCGACGACACCAAGGCAGCCGTCTCGAACGTAACGCGCGCCCTCTGGGACCTCCAGAAGCAGGGCCTCGTCACGTTCCGTGAGCGCAAGAACGCGGGCACCAACGGACACGGATCGCAGACGGTGCTCAACCACTTCGAGCTGACACCCAAGGGCCTCGACTGGACGCCCGACAAGGCGGTCCTCGATGACCTCACGAGCGTGCCCACGAACACATTGGACGACCTCAACCCGGCCTTCCTCAACGAGGCCGAGGCCGAGGACGTGGCCGACGAGATGAAGGCGGAGTCACGCGAGAAGGCGATCGCGCTGGCGCGCGATGCGCTCTCGCAGATGCCACCCGCCGTGGCACTGGAGCGCGTGCTGCGCCACGCGGGCAGGCCCATGCACATCATCCGCGAGCTGAACCCACTGCTGGGCTACTACGCCCAGAGCACGGCGATCTACTCGCTCGTGAGGAAGAACCCCGAGGCGTTCCACATCAAGGACGCCCGGGTCCATCTCGATGCACCCGAGGGCTGGGAGCCCGCCTACGACACGAGCATCAACTACGGGCGTACGCGCAAGGAACCGAGCGCCGCACTCATGGCCGAGGCCCGGGCGTCGGTCGCCCTCGACGGCGAGACGCAGGTGGTCGAGACCGTCAAGCCCGAGCGGGTGGCCCGCACCCATCCGCTCGATGACCCGGACTTCCGGGCGCTCGTCGCCATCGACCTCGCCAACGGGTACCCGGAGATCAAGGCGCTCATGGAACGTGAGTCCAAGCGCGCCAAGGTAGCCGAGGCGGTAGCCGCACTCGAAGCGGCTGGCCTCGAAGATGACGCCCTCGTGGTACTGGGGCGCATCCCTGACGACACGCCACTGGAGCGTGAGGTCATCGCACTCGTGAAGGAGCTTCGCAATGGGTGAGCGCATCCCCCCGGAGCGCGCGTTGACGCGCCTCCCCGAAGGCACGCCCCCCAAGGCCGGGCCGGTCCCGCCACCGACGCATCGCCAGCGCTCGTTCGCCTACCTCGACGAGTCCATGGACATGCCGCAGGGGCAGCCCGAGCCCGACGTGCCGCAGGAGCCGGTGGCCCTGCGCACCCGGGAGCCCCGCCTGACCTTCGGTCCCTACCGGGGCCAGAAGGTCAGCGAGGTCCCGACCGAGCATCTGGTGTGGCAACGGGACGCCTTCGAGAACGGGGCGGACCCCGACGTCATGGCCGAGTTGCGCCGCCGGGGTGTCTCGTGAGCAAGGAGCCGACACCCGAGGACATCACCGCGTCCATCGAGGCGCACATGAAGATGCTCAGTGCGCTCGCGGTCGAGCTGGCCGTGACCGCACCCGAGATCAAGCGCGTCGGGAGCGCCTACGGCTACGTGCCGTGGTCGCTCATCGAGCGGACGCGCGAGACGTGCGATGCGATCGGGCTCGACTGGCGCACGTTGCGCCAGCAGGCCCTCGTGCAGGCATCGATGGGGGCGATGCTTGAGGAGCACGACACCCCACCACCACAGGAGGCATCCGATGACTGACGAGAACATCCCCCTGCCCGAGGGCACCAAGACGCTGGAGGTCCAGCGCGAGTCGGGCACGCCCTTCCGGGTGACCGTGCCCAAGGCGAGCCGGGTCACCTTCGGACCGTGGTCCCCACCCAGCAGCAAGGAAGGGTTCGATCGCCAAGGGCGTGCCCTCACCGGCACGCTGCGCATCTACGAGCCGGGGCCCAAGACCGCCGACGCCTGCCTCGCCGTGTTCAGTGGGGTCACGGGCTTCCGCGACATGTCCATCGAGTACGCCGAGCAGGTGGCGGTCGAGGTCGGCTCGATCATGTGGAACAGCGACAAGCGTGGCTACTCCCGTGAGGTCAAGGTCCAGCGTGACGAGCAGTGGGGCGATCAGCCCGCCGCCCTGTCCGCCACGGTCAAGCCCGAGGAAGACGGGGGCCCGTTCTGATGACCGATGCGGGGCTCGGCGCGATCGCCGCTGTCGCGTTCATCGTCGCCTTCTCCTCCGTGGTCTTCCTCATCGTGGCGGTCGTGACCACACGGAGGGAGCCATGAGGCCGGTCGGTGTGGGCAAGGCAACCCGGGCTGCCCCGGGCCGCACGCAGGCACAGCTCGTGGCGCTCTGGCTGGGCACCTTCGAGCTGATCAAGGCCGAGACCACACAGTCGGGACATCTGCTGTCCAACGAGTCCATCGCTGGTGCGGCCACGGCCCTCGTGTCGCTCATCGACATGGACCAGCCGTGGATCGGCCACCACTACCAGCCCATCAGCACGGGGACCGACTGATGGTCGAGTGCCGATGCCAGACCTCGCCCGGGTACTGGGTGCGCGCCACGTGCCGTGCCCTCACCCGGGACGAGATCGCGTGGGCCAAGCGAGTGGCTCGCGCCCGATACGCCAGCGTCGAGTCGCGCCCCGAGAGCAACCGGGGGGCGGTGATGACCGGCGCGCAGGGTTTCACGAGCCACTTCAAAGGTGCGCTGGGCGAGCTGGCCTACTGCATCCTGTTCGGCATCCCGTGGCCTGCCCGGGTGGACACCTTCACGGGACCACCCGATGTGGACCCTGACATCGAGATCAAGACCAGCGGGTTCGGGCCTCACCTGATGGCCCGACCCAAGGATGTGACCGAGCATGCCGGACGACGCTTCGTGGCGATGTCGTTCGACAAGCCGGAGCGCACCTTCCGGTGCTATGGCTGGTGCTGGGGCCGCGAGTTGGCCGAGGCACCACTGCGTGACCCCGGGGGCTGGGGCAAGCCGGTCCACTGGCTGGAAGCCCACGACCTCCACCGCCTGCCCATGGCCCTTCGCCACACGACCCGTGAGCCCAAGGAGTCCCATGCCTGACACGCTCGACGACACGGGCTTCGACCCGGAGCGTCACTTCATCGGCGAGGAGGCGATCGCCGACCTGCGTGACCGTGTGATCCGTACCGCTGGTGCCATCACGGGTGACGCACAGGTGGCACGCCTGCGGCCCATGGTGCTGCTCATGATCACAGCCGTCGCCGTGGCGCTCGCACCCGTGAGGGTGCGGGTGCCCGGCATCCTCGCCCTCGTGCTCGCAGCAGCCGACGTGAGTCGGCGGCGATGAGCGCTATCTTGCCCGGCAACGGGCGCACCCCCCAGTCGGGCGCAGCGCCGTCACCGGGCTCCACCCAGACTAGCGGTCCCACCAACGCGCGTACCGATGAGCAGTCGGGCGTGCGCAGGTACATGTGGGAGGGCATCGAGTACCCCTCGGTGACCTCACTCCGACGCATCGTGGGCATGCCCTTCACGCTCCACAACTGGGTGCTCAGCCAGCACATCGAGGGGGCCCTCGACGTGGTGCCCACGATGGAGGGGGCACTCAGGACGGATGTCTCGAAGGCCATCCGCAAGGCGGGCAACGCCAAGCGGGACCGGGCTGCGGACCTCGGCATCCGGGTCCATGCCAGCACGGCGGCGGGCATCGTGCCCGAGCTTGCGCCACCCGACGAGGGCCCGTACCTGCGCCAGTATCAGCACTGGCTCGCGGACCAGACCCCACAGGTCTTGCTCTCCGAGCGGCAGGTGTTCAGCCTGCGGCTGGGGTATGGCGGCTCCTTCGACCTGTTGATCCTCGACCGCCATGGACGCTACGTGCTCGTGGACATCAAGACCGGCGACGGTCTCTATCTCGACCACGTGCTGCAACTGCTCGGCTACACCTTGGCCGACTTCGTAGGGGAGAACGACGTCATCGACACCCGCGCCACCGACCTGCTGATGCAGGTCGAGGCCATCGCCTTGCTCAAGCTCTCGCCCACGGGCTGGGAGTACGTCGAGTTGGAGGCGGACCAGCGCGCACAGCGTGCGTTCCGGTCCATGTGCCACCTCGCCCACTGGTTCGATGACCACACGGTCACCGACTACGCCACGCTCACCATCACAGGAGGCATCGCATGACCAGCACCAAGCGTCCCGACGAGCAGACGCTCGACGACATCCTCGCGGAGGCCGACGGCGGTCTCATCACCCAGCAGGAGGCGGAGCGTCGCCTTGGCCTCACGCCCTTG